ACCAGCACCTTGAGATATAAACTTAGTAGTAAGTAATCCTTTAGACACACTTGCTTGTTCAGATGGCACGTAAGAAAATACACGGTACTGTGCTTTCTCACGTATAACCAAAGAACAAAAGTGTGTTCCTATAGAAAGTAAGTCAAAAGCATCTTTAGCAATAGGATCAGAAGCAATATCCAAACCAAAGTCACCAATACGATCAGTAGCACTCAGTAGTCGTATACCATCAGGTGCAGCATACATAATGTCACCACCGACCTCTTGGATAGTATCCCCGCTAATACAGCCGATACGATCTGTAATAGGTTGCAATGTAATGTCTGAGATTGTAGAACCTGTTAGACGTTTAATACTGTTACGACAAAAGATAATTAACTGATCGCGGAAAACAGCTAGACCTGTAATGGTGTTGCCTACATTGATAACACCCCCACCATTAGCAGGACTAAAGTCATCATATGTAGATGGAGCAGTAAAGTACAAGTTATTGTCTTTGGCATAGAAGGTAGTTGTTTTATACACAGCTACATATTCTGCACCTAGTACATCTGCAGATGAAGTAATGGAGGTGGCTGTATTAGTTATATCATCAAAGACTACAGGATAGTTTACACTATCTACCATTAATACTTTATTGCCTGCTCCAAAGTTTAACTCTTCAAATCTAACTAGGCTTCCGTTAGCAGTCATAGTTAATATAGGTGTCCAACCACTACCTGAACTATGATATACTACACTTGATGCAGTGTTACTTCTTATAGCTACAACTTCACCATCACTTACTACTTTAACACCTAGTACTGGACCAGATCCTGGTACAATGTCGGTATCCCATTTCGTGTAGCCTTGTATTTTGGTATAACCACCAGCTTTGTCAGGCTCAAAGTTCTGCAATACAGTAGCAGAGCCAATAGCATTTGTACCATGCTGTAGTGGTGATAGGTTTGAAATCAACCCACCCTTAAACTCTATAGGGAATGTCTGCCACTGTGTTGCCATTAGAAAGAAACTCTTGTATCACGTAGGTATTCAGTACGGTTAATGTGAATACTACGTAATTGTTTAATGCCTTGTTCAAACTTATCAAATGCTAATTGTGCAGCTTGCATGTCACCACGGAATTGGTAAACGTTATACATAGCACCATCAACAATAACATAACGATATGGTTCAGGTAAGCTTGGTACGTCGTTATATCTGTCTAAGTCATAGCCTGAACGGTAATATTCATATACCAATTCGTATTGCTTATCGGGTTTAGGGTGAAAGATTAGCTCACGGCTTGGTGTACGTACTACGTATTGTGGTACTGCATTACTAGAGTTATACTCAGAATCAGCGTATTTGTCAAGGTATTCTTCGTAAGAAAGCACTTTTAACTTACGTGTATCTATATTTAATGTATCATCACGTTTAATACGGAAGCTATTCATGTTAATAGTTTTAGCATCGTAAGGGATACTATAACGTGCAACACCTACAGCTAGAACCTCATTCTCTTCAACGTGGTTCCAAGGCCACTCATACTCTTCCTGTTGGATGTGACGAATAGCTTGGTTGACTGCATCCTTAGCAAAGCTATAGTAACCTGTAGCTGTAGCAAAGTTAGCTGTAGTAAGTTCTACTTCATTAAGGCGACGGTTAACGTCATTCACTAGGCCAATGTAATCATATGACATTCTTACTTCTCCTTAATACGTAGGTAGATAGTACGTTCATACTGCAAGCCTTCGTTAGTAGTGATACGACAGGTTACGTTATAGCGCACATTGTTTGTACCAAGGCTAAACCTGGCTGTAGCCACAGTCTCTGTATTAGTACCAGTAACAAACTGAATGCCATTAATTACCTGTGCATCAACTACCTGTGTCTTAACACCAGATGCATCATCAATAAACCACGTTACAGCAGAGATAATGTCATCACCAAGGAAGCGTGACCAGTCTACACTGTAGTCAATAATCTCATCTTTATCTTTATCAGGCCACTTGTATGCCATAGTTATTCCTTACGATCTAATGTATACCGTGTTATTAGCATGTGCTTTATCTACGTATACGGTATAGTTTTCCTCTGCAACATAGATTAATGGGTTTTCATAATATGTTGGTAGATATATAGTTCTATCTGTTTCATAACTATCTGCTATAGCTTCATAGTCAAAGTTATTTAGTTGATACTCTATGTCTAAATTAAATACCGCACTTACAGATCCAATGGGGAAGTTGTTAACACTGTACGTACCAACGTCTGGCGATACAAACTGTAGTAGCTGTGTAGCCATAGTTGTATTGGCTTTAGCTTCTGTGTCAACCCCAGATATATCTGTAGAAGCAGAAACATTAGACGAGACTGTATTAGCCTTAGCATCATAGTCTATGTTAACGTTACCAGTAGCTACAGCAGGTGGGATGAACGCCCTAGCTTGTGCATCTTCATCAGCAAAGTCTGTTAGGTATATTGTCAGATAAGCAGAGGTAGATGATAGTATAGTGCTTGCTTGGGCATCTATATCAGCTAAGGCGTTAGCACTAATGTTACCACTTACAGAGCTTACTGTCAAGTTAGCTTTAGCATCATAGTCTATATCAAGGTTAAACGTACCTGATATTGCGCTTGGCGTAATGTTAGCTTCGCCATACACATTAGTAAAGCCGCTGATAGCTGTGCTAGATAGAGTAGATACAAGAGAGGCTGCACCCTGTGCGTCATACAATACAGGCTGTGCTGTAGAGGCCGCTGCTACAGAGCTTAACGTAAGAAGAGCAAAGGCACTAGGTATAACCTGTGAAAATGCTAACTGTGAGTATGCGCCAAAGCCTAACATTTATGCTTCCTACTCAGGTTTTGGATATTTTGATTTAACTTCTAAGCACGCTTGCCGATACGCTTCCAGAGCCACATCGTCCTGCTTTACCCAAGCATCAACAAATTCTGTTATTGGTGGGTAATTTTTAGCCCTTATCCTTGACCAAATTCTATTATAATGCTCATGCTCAAATAAAGGCTCATATGTGTAATTTCCTTCATCGTAACGATAATATATAGAATTTTTTTCTAATTCTACAGGCCTGTTAATAGATACAAATTCTTCATCTTGTGAGATAGCAACAGTGGTTTTATCGCCAATCACAAAACCCCTAACCTGATCGTTGCTTTTACAGCGAATAAGCCAATTTCCATTATTTTCATTGTCCATATCAATCACCATGCAAACACTTTAAAATACCCAGCAGACCATGTCCCACCACTTTCAGTTGGCGTATCTAGAAAATCACTATTTCCACCATTACCATAAGTGTTAATGTAATTTTGCATTGCATTTACATCTGCTGGCCAACCGCTTTGAGTTACCCCCCAATCAGGAGCTACTCCACCTTCACCTATGGCAAATGCTATGTAGGTGTCGTCAACCGCAGCGGCAACTCCATAATCAACGCCAGCATTTCCAAAAACGCCTAAATCACCTACACAAAGCCAGCCGATATTATCCGTAGAGCTATTATATTTTAAATAAATACGGACAAGGTAAGGGCGGCGACCTAAACCATGCGCAACAAATCGGTTATTGCCATTCGAAGAAGATATCCACGCACTTTCAAATAAAGGCTTTAACGCACCATCACTTGCAATAGCTTCTGTGCCATTGATAGTTAAGCTGCCCACATCAAAAGCTCCTGAGATAGAGTTATCCGACAGGTCAGCCAGTGATGTAGCGTTTAAGTCTGCTAACTGTCGTGCCTTGCTCATATTATTCTCCCAACAGGGTAGCTAAATCCAACGCCTTCAATTCGTCAGGCGTAGTTGCCGCTGCCAAACGTGCATCGTCTGTGATGTTACGCAGTGTTTCTTTCTGCGCTGCAATCTCAGCCGCACCTGTGCCAGCCTCTAGTGCTTTCATGTAAGCAACGTCCAAAGCAGCTAGGCGTGGCGCACGTTCTGCCCGTAGGTTGTCCTTGTGGATCGCTAAAGCCGCTGTCATGTCGATCTCAACAGCATTGCCGTTGAATGTCCATGCCCCACGGAAGGTACGATCTGTTGGAACGGTAAGAGATGCTGCATCACGAACATCTCCGTTGATATTGATGTAGGTTGTCATTGTGCAATTCTCCATGCGTTACGATATGACCGATCACTAGGGATCATTTCTACAGGCACGATCTTCATGATAGTGCGGTTGCCTTTGTAATCCCGCCACACGGCAGGGTCTATGTCTTTCATTACCAGATACTCAATCGCTTCTTCCTCAGTCATAGCACCGATAGGTTTAGCGTAGGGGTGTTCCTTTGGCTGTCCGTCAGGAACCAAGCGATCACGCTGATAGGTGTCGATAGGTGGCAAGATGTCGCCAGCCAGTGCAGCAGCCATCCAGTTTGGATCAGGGACTAAGACCTTGGCAGGTTCGTCAGGTGCGGAAGGGTCTTCAAATAGCACACGATACTTAGACTGCACAGGCTTCAAGCGTGACTTGGCTTCGAGTAGGCGTTCCCAGAGATGCTGCGTCATGCTAGGTCTCCGTGATGTGTACAGGAGCAAACAGGCTGATCAACAAGAACGTCACTATCGTTGTTTGATGCGTACCAATCAGCCCCATTAGCCCTAATTTCTCTAATCCCAAGAATGCGATCCCAAACGTTTTGTGCCGCTGTCTGTGAGCCTGTTGCTACCGAAACAGAATAATCTAAGTCTCCAAAAACAGATGACCAAGATGTTGTATAGTGACCCGTTCCATTGTCAGTAAGGGTGCTAACATTTAAACTGTCACGGATCGCCACAGTGCCTTGCCCATTCCAGTTACACCAAGCCTTAGCCGACCCATTGACGACATAGCCAGTGCCTAGAGATGTTGTGCCATCGGAGATGTTTGATACGACTAGATTGCTCATGCTAGGTCTCCGTGGATTATACTCGATCCGTCGTAAACGTCCCCAGTTGAATATGTTGATGAATTTGTAAATCTAACCCTTACAGATGAAGATGTTGATCCATGATGTGAGGGTATCCTGCTATAAAAAGAGGCAAACTCACTACCACCTTCACCACAATGTGCATAGTTAGCGTTAGCCATAGAATTTGTAAGATTATATGTTAAGTCACCATACCCGTTGTCTACTTCGCTTGATGAATTGAGGCTGTCATGTATTGTGAAAGGGGCTGTACAAAAAGACAGGTAAGCCGCTGCAACCCCTGAGACTGCACGACTAGCTGTTTCGCCTGTGGCTTTGATGTTGGAGATTACGATGGTACTCATGCTAGGTCTCCTTGGACACCAAGTTCACAATGCCATCCATCTACATAACCTGAATTCCAAGATATGAGGGATGTGGATGATGTAGATGCTTCGGATACGCTGCCGTATTGAACCCCAAGAATCCACCTACCACCACCAGAGAAGTTATTTTGTAGACTATATGCGTTACTGTGACCGAAGTGAGTATAATTTGCGTTAGCCATACCAGATGTATAACTAATTATATATTGGCCTGTGGACGCATCTGTTAGGCTGCTAAAATTAAAACTTTCGTAAATAGCAACAGTGCCAGTCCCATTAAAATTCACCCAAGCCTTCGCAGCGCTCTGCCCCGTAAGCGTAATCGGCCCAGTACCCGCCGCATTGCTAATTGTTGTTGCTCTAATCTCACTCATACGATTGCCAAGTTGCCCCCTGTTGTGACAGTCAAGGTAACGCCTGTAGCTACCGTTAGAGGCCCAGCCGCTATTGCATTCTCAGTAGCACCAATAGCCACATCAGTGTTTAACGTCTGTTCATGCACACGGAAGATGTCGCCAGCTGCACCAGTAGAGCCATACGTTCCACGTTCACCCTTGAATAAGCCACCACCTACATGCAGAACTTGAGTTACATCATCAGAAGCAGTGAATATAACGACATCAATCGTATCATTCAGTGCTGCACCAGATGCAAGAACAATAGTGCTGCCATCAGTGGCATCATAGTCAGTGCCATCAACTAGGTGGACACCATTCATGTACACATCCACAAAACCCACAGTGTAGCCTACTGTAGTGAACGTAGTCTGTGAGGCAGTAGCTATAAAACTCTGCCTAGTCTGCGTAGCCTGTGGTACTGGTGTGTTGCCGATGTATCCAGCCATAGTTTATCCTTACGGTTTTGTTGGCCATACTACATCATCTAGCGACGTGTAGCTATTTGTAATGTCACGCAGTGCCTGACGATATGCTGTCTGTTCCGCTGTCATGGTGCGGTCTGCTACCGCCCACCAGTCAGTCTCAGCTAGTTTGCGATCACGTTCTGCACGGAGTTGCTTCATAGGCTGTGCAGCAATGAGTTCGTCACGTTTTGCTGCGACAGTAGCCCAAGCGATGCCGTGGTCAGTGCTTTCGATTGCTGTGCCATTGGCATCTGCGCCAGTGACCTTGCGGAACATTTCGTTAAACTCCGCTTCTGTTGTTGGCTCACCACGGAGTACCCACTCTGTGATGCCTAGTTCTGTTAGTGCGTTTGCTATTGTTGTCATTGTGTTGGCCTCCTTTAGCCAGCGATTTCTTGTACGACTATTGATGACTTAATGCTGTAGCCAGCTATATTTACTGAAACAGTACCAGTTCCACTCCAAGCCCCCAATGCCGCTTTATAGGTAACGCTTGCTCCAGCAGATAATGATGGGCTGTCCAAATATTCTCTTACAACGGTATTGCAGTTGTCATTAACTGCTGGATTGGTGTTAAATGTCCCAGCCCAGCCATCACCACTAGCCCCAGATGTTCCTGCAATCAAAGTCGCATCTCTATAAATGCCAGCGTTGGCGGGTTTTGTCCCACCAGCATGATATAGTTGCAAGGTAACTCTGATTAAAAACTTAGAATTATCTTGTGTCGCTGTAATAACGCAATCACTATCTGTGCAAGCTGTATATGCTTGAGACCCAGTAAAAGCCGTTAGCGTTCCAAAATAAGTTTGTTTAACTTGAAGAACAGTCCCACTCACATTCAAGCCAAGGTCAACCGCCGTAGGAGTACCACCCGCCGCATTCTGGATTTGATCGACTTTGATTATGCTGGTCATTGTGCGATCTCCATTAAGGTTATGGTGCTAATTGTAAACCCATTGTGCATATAAACAGTGCTGCTTGCCGCTCTGTAATACATAGTATATGTTGTTGCACTAGTTGTAGATGGACTATCCAGCCATTCTATATTGGTGGGAATCCACGATGTTGCCCCGATATTTAATGCCTGAAAGGAGTCCGTATATCCTCCAATACCAGTAGCTAAATCAGTAGACCCTCGATATATTGTCATTCTATTGTATACCGCAGTTGGAGCATATGCACAGGTATTAACACGAATTAAAACTTTTGAGTTACTTGATGTCGGTGTAATTGTAGCAGCTAAATTGCTTGTAACATAGGAAGTACTTGTTGTGCTAATTTGTGTGTTGTAAGTTCCTTGAACCACTTGAACAACAGCACCAGCCAATGGCTTCAGATCAGGTATCTCAACTTGGCTACCCAAGTTCGGCTGGAGATTATCAACGTAGAGTGTACTCATCCTGCGATCTCCTGAATAAGCAAACTAGATACCATGCGGTCATCATACTCTGTTGATGTCCTGTCTGGGACACTTCTATTTATGTACGTGATATAGCTTGAACTACGTCCAGCAGCTTGCAGCTTGTATGTCACAGGTGATGCTGTGCTTGGTGCATCTAGTATTGTTAGGGCATGGTCGTGCAGAAAACCGTTATCATTACTGTCTGTTTGTACTGTTGCAATCGCTGATGTCCCCCTATAACGACCGTCTCCAGAACCATCTGCATTCGCAAATAGTAATGTTCCGTTTCTTAAGAGATTAACATAACTTTTCCAATAATTTGCAGATGCACGGACATTAAATGTGATGAGAAATTTACTATCAGATGATTGTGGTGTAACAGTTTGCGATAAACCTGAGATGTCAACAAAAGTAAAACCCGATATTGATTGCACATCTGTTTTGCGCACTTCCCATACATTAATCACATGCCCTGCCGCAGCAAGCGTATGCCCACTAGGAACAATAACCTTATTCGCATTAGCCCCAGATGTCGGGCCTTTGAGTGTTTGTACTATTAGTTCACTAGCCATTATATCACCGTCAAAGTCCCATGCACTGTTACATTACCGTTCACTGTTACAGGCCCAATCACGGCAGCGTTGCGACCTGACGCAACTGTTACATCTGTATCAATGCTATCATCATTATTTAGCATACCATCAAAGGTAACATCACCTGTAACTGTTAAGTTGCCTGTCACACTGTTCTGCACAGGT